TCTGATGACGTGGACGGCGAGAAAGCCGATGCGGTATCGCTGAACATCGGCATCCTAAACGAATATATGTTCGCGGAGGACAAAACAGCCGTCGATAAAGAGGTTGGCGACTGGGCGCTCGTATGCGGTGTCGGCGTTAAAGGGATTCTGGCTGACGGCGATGCGGGCGATGACAAGGACGACTCACCGTTTGAGATTCAGGCGCTAGACCCGCGTTTAGCGTTCGTCGTGTACAGCCGCCGGTTCGGGAACCGCCCGATGCTGGGCGTGCAGATTATCCCGGTTGACGGGAAACCGTCGATTTACGCGTGCTGGACGGAACGCGAGTATTTCGAGATTCAGGGTTGGGAGATTAAGGCGAAGAAACCGCATACCTACGGCGAGATTCCGGTTGTGGAATACCCGTTGAACAGTGAGCGGATCGGAGTATTCCAGCCCGTGCTGCCGCTGCTGAACGCGATTAACAACGTGCAGAGCAACCGTCTGGACGGGATCGAGCAGTTTATCCAGTCGTTCACGAAGTTTATCAACGTGGACGTTGATAAGGATGAGTTTGAGGAGTTCCGCAAGCTGGGTGCGATCAAGGTGTTCTCGGACGATTCGGTTGGGAAAGCCGATGTGGATATCGTGTCGAGTGAGCTGAATCAGGAGCAGACGCAGACGCTCGTCGATCATCTGGTGCAGCAGGTGCATAACCTCGTTGGGATACCGGACAGAGGGTTCGGGAAGCGCACGACGGGCGACACAGGTCAGGCCGTGATGTTGCGCGACGGCTGGAGTGACGCTGAGACGCGCGCTAAGGGGTACGAGCTGATGTTCAAGCGGGCGGAGAAACAGTTCATCCGTATCGCGTTGAACATTATGAGCGACGTGCGTGGCGTCGAGCTGAGACCGTCGAATATCGATATTAAATTCACGCGGAACAGGTCAGATAACCTCCTCGTTAAAACACAAGGCTTGCAGAACATGCTTGAGGCCGGCGTACACCCGCACATTTCGTTCGGGCTGTGCGGTCTGTTCAGCGACCCGGAGCAAGCGTACCTCGATTCAGAGGAATACCTAGAGAAATGGAAAACGGTCGAGAGGCCGGAAATAGACGACGAACTGAACCCCGACGCGGGCGATAACACGACGGTCGAGGAAGGGCGCGTCCGCACATCGGTACGTGCGCGTCAGGTCGTGTCACACAGGGCTAAAGGCGGCGTCGTTACACGACACGCTGAGCAATAAACAGGGGACGGTCTGGTAGCTGAGAGCGAGACCGTTACACGCAGGCAGAGAAGCCTTAAATCGCACACAGAAACGGACAGAGAAGTCCTAAATCGCACACACAGGCAGAGAAGCCTCACAAAACGCAAGGAGAAGAAACATGAGCACTGAATCGGTATTGAAAGGGTTATTGGGCGACCAATACCAAGAGGGAATGACGCTGGAACAGGTCGAGGAAGCGTTGGCCGGGCGAGAGATCGTCGATAAGGCGACGCTGCCGAAGTCGGTCAAGAAGGAGCTGTTCGACAAGACGGCATCCGACCTCGCAGACGCGAAGAAGCGCGTGAAGGAACTCGAAGACGCTCAACTGACGGACGAACAGCGTGTACAGCGCGAACTGGAAAAGCGCGATGAGCAGATCGCTGAGCTACGTCGTAATGCGATGAAGCTGTCGGCACGCGAGAAATTGGCGAAGGCCGGATACGAGAGCGACGAGTTTGTGGATGCGCTGGTTGGTCAGTTGAGCGTAGACGANCCGAACGCACTGAGCGGANTGGTNGATTCGCTNATCGGCGTGATTAAGAACGCTGAGGACGCGAAGGAGCGCGAGGTGCTGGCTGATCGGATGAAGAGCAACCCGAAACCGCCGCCCGGAGACGACCCGAAACCGCCGAAACTCTCGGATTTAACGATCACGGATCAGATGAAGCTGAAAGCGACAGACCCGGAGAGATACCGAGCATTAACCGAGAAAACTTAAAAACAAAGGAGGCTAAATTATGGCCGGAACATTTTTGAATTACCCGTTCGATGAGGAAATCTTCCTCAGAGCGTGGGGGAACGAACCTGACCCGGTGCGAAACGCGCTGGTTCAGAGCGGCGTAATCGTGAACTATCCCGCTATTACGGCGGCGTTGAAGGATTACGGTAACTTCGGCACGATCCCGTACTATAAACCGCTGTCCGGCGATCCTGTGAACTACGATGGCCAGACGGATATCACGNTCACTGAAACGTCCGGCGGACACCAGTCGTTCGTTGCTTACGGGCGCGCTAAGGCGTGGCGTGAGCGCGACTTCATGCCTGAATTGGTTGGGAACGACCCGCTTGGGCACATCGTGCGTGCGAACGCGAAATACTGGCAGAACCAGAGACAGAAAATCCTCATCAGTGTGCTTGAGGGTGTTATTGCTAACTCCGATACGGGGTTCGCGAAACACAAGATCAAAGTTGACCGCCCGTCGGATAACGCAACGCTNCCCGGCACGATCAACACGAAGCTCGCTGAGGTTTTCGGTGCGGAAAAGGGCGCACTCAGGTTGATGATTATGGACGCTGTGACGGCGGCCGTGTTCGAGAACCTGAACTTGCTTGAGTACCGCAAGGGCGTGAGTGTGAATGCGTTGCTGGTCGATATGCGTATNGGTGAGCTGATGGGCTACACCGTGATCGTGGACGACAACGTGTTCAACATCGGCAAACAGTACATCTACGTGCTTGGATTGGGCGCGATCCTGACCGGTGTGCCGAGACTTGACAGGCCGGTTGAACTAGATCGTGACGGATTGAAATTCGGCGGAACGACCTCGCTGATTACGCGCGTTCGCGACGTGTTGCACCCGAACGGATTCTCGTTCGTGATCCCGTCGAGCAACTGGTCTGAATCGCCTACGGACGCTCAGTTGAGTGCGTCAACCAGCTACACGATTAAATACCCGCACAAGATGATCCCGATTGCGAAGATCGTGTTCGTTGACTCTGTGACGTTTACCGCAACCGCTGACGGCGAGAGCGGGACGACGACCTCAACGAAGATCGACTTCGTGTTCAGTCAGGATGTCCACGGTCTGGCGGCGAGCGATATCACGATCACGGCTGGTACCGGTGCGGCTACGAAGGGCGCGTTGACCGGAAGTGGGAAGAACTGGTCGCTCGCGATTACAGGCGTATCCGAAGGTAACGTCAGCGTGACGATCGCCAGCAAGGACGAATACACGTTCCCGACGACACCTGCGACCGTCGCTGTGTACAATAAGACGTAAGGTGACTAGCTAGGAGGTGCGCGATGAGTAAAACATCCACGAAGTACACCTACCTGATGGAGGGCACGGGCACGTACCCGAACCTTGCGTGGGCGAAACTGGCCGACATCGTTGATTTCTCCGACCTGCACGGTGATCCGAACATGCTCGATACCACCGATTTGTCCTGCGGTGCGCAGACCCAGACGGACGGCGTGAGAACCGCCGCCCCTCAGAAGTTCAGAGCGCACTGGCAGGGCAAGGCATGGTACGAGGCGTTGGAGGCTAAAGCCGGTACAGAAATGTACATCGCCGTGTGGTTCGGTAGCGACCTGAGCGGGAACCCTGACGGGCACGACGCCAAGTTTGTCGGGAAGGGCACACTCGCTCTGAAGGTGCTCGGTAAAGGCGTGGACGAGGTGCGAGACATCGAGCTGTCGTTCGCCATGTCGATACCGTTCGATAAGGTCACACCGTCCGCACCGGTCGCGATTTCGTCCGCCGTCCAGCAGGGCGGTGTCGAGAACACCACAGCGAGTACCGGAATTAAGTTGACGTTCGACGTGAACGTGACCGGATTGAAGGCTGAGCATATCACGTTGAGCAACGGCACAGGTTCGGCGACGAAGGGTGCGCTGACAGGATCGGGTAAGAACTGGACGATTGCGATAAGTAACGTCGTTCAGGGTAATGTCGGGGTTCTGGTTAGTAACGTACCTGATTTCGCGTTCCCGACCACGGCGACAACGGTCGCGGTGTACGCACCGGCGTAGGCATAGGAGGGGTAGTCATGTCGGCAGTAGAGAAGTTGCGGAATTATCCCGGACTGGACGATGGCGGGGCGCTGCCTGAAACAACGTTGGAGTTTTTCCTCGACGTTGCGAAAGACACGATTCTGCGTCGCAGGTTCCCGTTTGACCCTGCACAGACTGAAATGCCGACGGAATACGAAGGCATCCAACTTCGCATGGCTGTCGAGATGATCTCGAAGATCGGAGCGGAGGGTCAGGTTGCTCACGCGGAGAACAACATCACGCGTGAGTACGCCTCCGATACGATCAGCCCGTCACTGTTACGGATGGTTGTGCCGAAAGCGGGAACGCTGTGAGAACGCTACGTCGTAACCGTCGTAAGGTGTACTACTCGCAACGCAGTATTGACCGCGTACCGATTCTGGACGAGTTCGGCAACGAGACGGGCGAGTACGAGTACGACTGGTCTGACCCGGCTGAACTGTGGTTAAACATGTCGCCCGACCGCGGCTCGGTCGAGTCGCGAATATTCGGTGACAGCGAGGAGTACGACCGTCAGATTGTGGTCGAAACCACGCCGTTGCGCGAAGGCGACCGTCTATGGGTACGGCAACAGGACGTGACGAAGCCGCACGACTACGTTGTGTCGAAGTACGCNGAGGGTCTAAACAGCGTGACGCTGGCGATTAAGCGAGTTGATGTGACGTGAGACAGGTCACGGTAGACGTATTTGCCCCGTCGAGCATAACCGATGCGATTAAGGCGTTGGAGCGTGTGATCGACGAGGAGGAACAGAAGTTCGACCGACATTTACAAGAGGTTCTTGAGTACGGCTACGAACTGGCGAAGAAGAATTTCGAGATGTATGCAAGCGGTCTGGGTACAGGTCGGTTGCTGGACGAAATCTACTTCGAGTACAACCCGAAAACGCGCACAGGCCGGATCGTGTCAGGCGCACCGTATACGTCGTACTTCGAGTATGGCACGGGGTCGGTCGGACAGCTGAACCCACACCCTGACGCGACGGGCGAGTGGACATACTCGACCGAAGGCTGGTGGTACACGCCCGACGACGGCGAAACGTTCATCTGGACTTATGGGCAAGCATCGAAACCGTTTCTGTGGCTGACACGGATGGAATTACAGGATAGATACGGCGCACAGAGCAGACCGTAAAAAGGTAGGCACGGTAAGAAATGATCGACTACGAGAACTACATTTTCACGCAGGTTGCGACGGCGTTAAGGACTGAGATTCCGGGCATTTACGTGACCGGGATGATCGACGACAACCGCGAGTCGTATCCGAAAGTGAGTTTTCTGGAGGCGATCAACCGTACAGCGGAGCGCTATCAAGACAACACGCTAACCGAACACTACTCAGACGTGATGTACGAGGCGCAAGCATATAGCAATAAATCAACAGGCCGCAAGGCCGAAGTAAAAAAAATCATCGCCGTTATCGACGGGGTTATGCAAGGGTTCGGGTTCACCCGCGTCCTATCACAGCCTATGCCGAACGTAGCTGATCTCACGATTGCACGGCACGTCGGCAGATGGCAAGCAACCATCGGCACGGACGGCATCGTTTACAGGAGGTAACAGCACATGGCTGGAAAAGTCTCAACTAAATACACATATCTCATGGAGGGCACGGGTTCCGGCACGATCACATGGACAAAGCTGTGCGACATCGTGGATTATTCCGATCTCCACGGCGACCCGAACATGCTGGACACAACCGACCTCTCGTGTGGCGCACAGACGCAAACGGATGGCGTAAGGACAGCCGCGCCGCAAAAATTCAGGGCACATTGGCAGGGTAAAGCGTGGTACACCGCGCTTGAAGCCAAAGTCGGCACTGAGATGAATATTGCGGTTTGGTTCGGCTGTGACGCANNCGGGAACCCTGATGGCCACGACGGAAAATTCGCCGGTAAAGGCACGTTGGCGTTGAAGGTTCTCGGTAAGGGTGTTGACGAAGTTCGCGATATCGAACTTTCGTTCGCTATGTCGGAGCCGTTCGACAAGATTGCGTAACAAGTCGGGGCGGGAACGGTTCCCGCCCCATACATAAGGAGGGGAGAATTAACGATGAGCAAAAATAAACAGCTCGTAATTACGTATGGCGATAAGCAGTACACATTGGAGTTCACGAAGGACACGGTTCGCAAGACCGAGAACATGGGATTTAAGGTTAGGGAACTGTTCGATTATCCGGCGAATAATATCCCGATCCTGTTCCGCGGCGCGTTCCTTGCAAACCATAAATGGCTGCAGGTGTCCGTGATCGACGAGATGTACGACGACCTCCCTGATAAGGACGACCTGATTAACAAGCTGTACGAGATGTACAACGAACCGATTCAGGCGCTTGTCGGGTTAGAGGAGGACGCGAACAAAGGAAAAAAATCGAAGTGGGAGGCGTCGTTCTAGACGAGGACGACTCCCCAGACGACGAGCGGTCATACACGGACGTATTCAT